AGGTTGAGATGCTTTGCTATTCTGGCTTTAGCTGTGCCTAAAGTAACTTTCATCCTGCTGTGTAGTATTGACGGATAGTGCGTTTGATAAAGTAGACACCGCGATAAGGTGGCAAGTTGTCGTGAGCTTCACCAGATCCACCGACAAGTGAACCTTCTGTTCTCACTCCAGCCACACTAAAGCCTACGCCTGAACCAGCGGTATGCCCCTGACCTTCGTGTTCACAACTGTCTGCGTTACCTGAAGGGTCAGTAGGATTGTCTGCTGCGGCACTCTGCTCGCTGGCGTAGTAGGCTTTTCCGTTGTGCTGATGATCGGGGAGCTGGTTGGATGTTAACGTAGTCTTGTCTACGCCTCCTGTGCTACCTTTGGTTACTTCAGTGCCTGACGCAAACTCACCAACACCCACAGGGAACACCGCTGCAAAATTAGTGTCCACTTCCCAGAACGGGCCGCTGAACACTGAGGGATCGCCAGCACTGCCTCCGTCATATTCAGCGAGTTCGGCTGTTGTGCCTGTCCAGATCTTTCGCTCCGCAGATCCTGCTGGGATAGAGTGCAGCGATAACCAGTAACCACTTTGGTAAACGTAGATTCGATCAGGCGCACCTCCGACAGTTTTAATCCACGGTTTATCTCTATCAGAAGCAGCGGGAGCTATGTCTCCAAAGTTGAAGAGAGAGTATTGACCTTTTACGTGTGCGGTAGTGGCATCAATAAACAGATCGTAAAGCTGCTTAACATCGGAGAAGCAAGAAGAGGGATCTATTGATCCTTTGACTAGATTGACTGTCGTGTTGGGCATAATTAAAAGTTATTCAGATAAAGAGATGTATTCTCCGTATTCATTTATAAACGGTTCGTTGTCAGAACTGGTAAGCGCACTTGAAAAGTATAGCTTGTCGTAAGTGCAATCGGTTGTCCTCTTCTCGTATGCATACGGGCTTTGACTTGTGGTATCCTCACAGCTGATGATTAGTTTCTTTGTCATACGCAGCTTGTATCTCCGCATCCACCGTAGGGTTCTTCAACTATTGGGTAAGCGTGCATCCTGAAACCTTTGATTCTCGCTTGTCCTGTCCAACCAATGCGGACTGACATCTCGTAACCGTTACGCATAGGCACTCCGTTAGTCGCTTCACAGCTGTCAGCTGGTTGCGGCAATCGGACGCGTGATCTGTATTGAGGTTTGTAATTGTTGAGAGTGAGGCACTGCCCGTCTGCTGGCTTGCAGTTATAAGACTCAGCGCACTCAGAGAAAGTGTTCCAATCTACCCACGCTGGGTATTGATTGGGTTTGTATTTAATATCAAAAGCTACATCACCAACTATCTGGTCTACCCACATCTCTCCGTATTCAAGCTTCTTCATCTCAAACGGATTCTCAAAGGAGTAGCTAGAGGATTCGACGTAGCACGCGATGTTGCTGCCTTTGTCAGGAACATACGACTCGTTGTGTATTTCCCAGAGTTGTATAGGGCAGGAGGGATCGAGGTGAAAAGCAAAGCAGCGCGACTCCGATCCTACGTTAGCAGTCATAATTTGCAGGAAATTGAGTCCCGTCCAAAGTCCCTCCCACGCTGCGGGTGCCTTTGCCCCAGTCCCTCCTACCAAATCAAAATCAAGCGCAGTGAGTCCACGGAAGTATTGACCGCGATCATTGGCTTGAGGTGTCACTGTTGTCAGCATCCTGTTATCAAACAGAACGGAGCTGACCGTGTTAGCTATGCCAGCTTGCGTATCGCTATTCAGAATCGGCGATACTTCTCTGCTAACAGGTATCTGTCCGTATTCCTGCCACTCCCTACGGGAGCTGACGTAGCTGCGTATTCCGTCTGGCGCACGATAGAACATGTCACCGTTGATTAGCACGCAGCTGCGATCACTGATTGCCCCGTAATTAATAGCAACGATCCTGACGGTTGGGTATGATACGTTCTTCCAGTCGTCCCTACTGGTCGGCACGTTTACCGCGAACACAGCCTGAGCTGTGTGAACCAGCAGCTCCCCCTGTCCGAGACTACTGTCTGGCTGGTTCATAAAGCGCATCGCAGTGATATCACCTGTGTCCAGTGGGACAGCGAAGGCACCGCCTTCAGCTATGTAAGTGTTCTCTGTAAATTTAATAACATCGGTAGGGCCACCGACTATATCCCCAGCGACAAACTCGCGCCCTCTAGCTACCCACAGTCTCCCGTTGCCGTAAGCCATTGCCGTGCCTGTAGGCACTTCATGCGTTGTAAGGTCTGATCGTCTGCACTTGGCACCGTCATAAATAATAGCTCTGCTTTGACCGTCCTGAATAATCAGATACTTCTCAGCTTGCTGAAAGTAAAAAACAGGAATTACGGGTGAGCTAATATCGGGGCTGGACGCAGCATCGCGGGGAGTGATGTCGTTGACTTCACCTGTAGGAACGTCGATGCGAAATATGTAACCACCAATCGCGCAGATAATGTAGCTTTGAGATCCGTGGCTGTAATTGTAGGCACCCTGAAACTTACCTGTCTTCCAGACTTCCTCAATGCTATCAGCTTCAGATTCCAGCTGCGCTGTGAATACCAAAGGGATGTTAGTGAACTCTGGTCTGGTCTTCGCATAGCCACCACGCATCGACGCGTTCACAGCAAAGCTGCACTGATTGCGCGGTAGCATGCTGGGCGATTTGCCAGCGTCCACACCACGCTCAAGTGTGATGAACCCGTCTGAAATTCGCTGTCGATCTATCGTAGGCATTAATTAAAAATGACGAGTGACACTAACCTGTCAACTGATGTCCCAGTTGCAGTGGACGTAAAAACAACCTGACTGCCTGACCTACTAGTTATACGCCACGTAAAAGGCGCAGCGGAAGATCCGTCAAAGTTAGTGGAATCCTGAATAAAAATTGGAAGTGACGCGTCTACTAGAGTGCTAAAATTAACAGTGATCGTCGGTGAGATAGAAACTCCAGTGGAATTGCTGATGCTCACCGTCTCAACATTTACCGCACCACTGTCGGGAGTTATTATAAGCGGCGAACTGGAATCATAGGTCAGTGAAACCCTCACAGCTGCTGATAACCCAGAGCTGCTTGCCGCTGCCCACGTTGGAACACCGCCACTGACTGTCAGGATCTGACCGTTAGAACCTTTTGGTAACCTAGCCCAGCTAGTGCCGTTGTAGTAAGCGAGATCACCTGTGACATCGCTTGGTCCTGTAAGCCTGTCGAGCGGCAGCTTAGTGCTAGTGTCAGTCTGAGTTCCCAGATTGATTTTACCACTAACGTCAGTAAAATTTATATCCTTCCACTCAAGCCCAGTATTGAGAGCTGAGTTAGCAAACAAAGCTGTTCCGTTACCTGCAACACTTAACGAAGTTGCATCGGAGTTTGTGCGCGTGATTAGCTGGCCTTTAGATGTGAGCAGTGAAGAAGCTTCTCCTGTAGCTCCAGCTGGCCCCTGTGGTCCTGCTGGAGACACCTCAGTGCCGACAGCTATTGTTGCCCCAGTGGAGCCAGTGTCATCTGGGTAGCCTAATCTCACTGCGCCTAGATACTCTGATCCAGATCCGTCGGTAGCTTTGTAACCAATTCGGAAATGCCCAACCCCTGAGATTACTACAATCTGATCTACTGCAAACGCAGCGTGATCCACTACGTAAAGATTAATTGTTTGCCCAACAGCAGGGACGGTAATTGCAGATTTTACAGTTGAGTAAGCGTTCACTCCGTCTACCCCGTTTGTCCCGTTGGTTCCGTTAGCACCAGCGTCCCCTTGAGGTCCAGGCACGTTAACGGTTGTGTTTGTGCAATCCGTATTGCAGCAGTCTGTGCTGTTATTTAAGTTAACGCTCATCGTTTGACAGGTTTATGAAAGTTTGCGGGAGTAGACCCGTGGTCTTATCACAAGTTCACAGTCGGTAGCTGTCAAACGATTTGATAAAGCATAAATACAATCTGGCGTTTGAGATTCAACTCAACGAAATTGAGTTGGAACTTTACTGCTTCAGAATTAAACATCCCCCAGTCAGGGGAGGGTTGGGTGCTTACGAACATTTTCGTAATGCAGCCAATATGCTTTGGCCTAAACTGATCTGGAATCCGTGGTTGGAGAAGCAGATCCAATCGCTGTGTG